AAAACCGTGCATCAGCAATCGATAAGCTCATTAATGCAGCTTCTAAAGACACCGAAAAGAAATCATACGGTGATGATCGATTCTGGGCACCAACCGTCGATAAAGCAGGTAATGGTTATGCCGTTATTCGCTTCTTACCCTCCCCTGAAGGTGAAGATCTTCCGTGGATTAAGTACTGGGATCATGGATTTAAAGGTCCAACTGGTCGCTGGTATATCGAAAATTCTCTTACATCGATTGGTCAAACCGATCCAGTAAGTGAAATGAATACACAACTGTGGAACACAGGTCGTGAAGAAGATAAAGAGCTTGCACGTATGCGCAAGCGTCGCCTTCATCACGTATCGAATATCCTCGTTATCTCTGACTCTGCTAACCCTGAAAATGAAGGAAAAGTTTTCCTTTACAAGTATGGTAAGAAGATCATGGATAAGGTAATGGATGTTATGCAACCACAGTTTCAAGATGAAAAGCCTGTTAACCCATTTGATTTTTGGGGCGGTGCTAACTTCAAACTAAAAATTCGTAACTTCGAAGGCTATCGTAATTATGATAAGTCTGAGTTCGAAGGTGCTTCTGAACTTTTTGAAGGTGATGAAGCAAAACTTGAATCAGTATATAATACTCTTCATAGCTTGAATGAGTTTGTTAGCCAAGACAACTATAAGTCTTACGCTGACCTAAAGAAGAAATTATATGAGGTTCTTGGTGAAGAAACCGTAGCAGATACATTTTCGACAGATACACAGGTCGAGCTTAACGAGACACTTCCACCACGAGTTGATGCACCTGCTGCTAAAGTAGATGTTCCTCAGGAAGATACTAATGTGAGCCTAGATACAGAAGATGATGGTGATACACTTGACTATTTTGCCAAGTTAGCTCAACAAGGCTAAGCATCTCTGAACTAGAATAAGTAGGGGGAAGTGGCTTATGCTGCTTCCCTCTTTTTTGTTACCAACCTAAATTGGTTTTGCCAAATAAGTTTCGAGTTTTATCAAGGTGCGGCAAAGAGGTGATTGCATTTGTCACACTATTAGAACTTTGATTATTATTAACAACTGTGGGTGCATTAATTGATGATCCTGCACTTGTTAATTGACTTAATAAATCTTTATTTTGATTTTGCCTCGCAGACATATCTGCACCAACAGTTGGAGATGGTGCATTTAAAATTCTAACACCTTGTTGTAAAGGTGTCAGTTCTTTAAATCCTTCATATCTATTTTTAGTTCGGCTAAATAACTTTTTACCTTCTCCAATAGGATCTCGAGAAGATAATACTTTCCTAATTTTCCCTTGAATATCTGGACCAATAACTGCACCAAGTGCTTTACTTGCGAATCTACTTAGTCCTGATGTTCTTCGACTTGGTCCAACTTGGCCTGACATGCCGCTTAATCGTTGAGAAGGTATACCAATACCTCGACCACTCTCAACCATTCGTGTTGCTGAATCCATCTTGTATTGTTGCGAACCCGCTTGTATTTGTGCTGTTTCGTCAGCATCTATACTTGAAATACCTTGTCTTATACGAGCTTCGAATGCTTTTATTGTCTCAGGTTTAGGGTTATTTCCTACTCCAAGTATGCCTTTAAATTCATTAATTGGTTTTTGTTCAACCTCAGTAGGAGGCGGTGGTAGGAATGGGTTATTCGCAATTAAATTTTTCTCAGCTTCAGTAAATGGCTCTTCTTCAACAGGCTTTAAAGTAGGAACTGTAGCAGCAGCTGCAGCTGTAATAGATGGTTTAGTATCCTCAACAGTTGGTTGTTTAATTGCAGGTGCTGACTTTAAATTTCTAATTTCTTCTTCTGATAATTTGGCTCCGCTTGTCCAACTAATACCCAACATCTTTTCTTCGAATTTTGCGTATGATTCTTTATCAACCTGATGATTTTCTGGGTCATCATCGAGATTGTTTACACCCTTTTTAACAAAACAATATTGAAATGTGACAACTTTACCATTTTCGGTTTTTTGACCCATTTTCTCCCCGTATTGGTATGGTACTCCATCTAATACTCCTATGAATTCGCCATCTATCATACCATAACCCACTTTAACAACTTCAGGTTTAGGAGCAGTCTTTTCACCAGTCATACTCTCAGTTGGCTTAATGGTAGTATCTTCGCTCTTAGCTTCTTGTTTAAAGGTATTATCTTCGCCTAATACATTTTTTCGTATGGCATTTCTGCCATTGTACGAGATATCATCGCTCTGTGCTCGGTAGTATTCATTAGAACCTCTTTCTGTACCCGCATAAATGTCAATGTTATTAGCTTTAACATATTGCGCCCGAGCTCGTTTTAGATATTGACTAAATCCAATCCTTCTTCTTCCGTCCTTTCCGCCATATCTTTTATTCAACATGCCAGCGTCTATTAGCATGTCTACCTCGCCTTGATCCACTTTATTAGCTGCTGCGATTTCAGCATTTTCTAATTCTATAAATTTCTTTTGTTGAGCTGGATCTTTATATTTCCGCATCTGCATCGGCTCATCATCCAGACCGACGCTGTAATAGAGACCGCGATATCCCTGTGGTTGGTCAATCATTTCGTAATCTTTTCCTTCGACAGTCTCATCTTCAAAAGATTGTAAAGCATTTACAGCCTTTTCTTTATTCTCTAATGCCTTTTTATAATTTGCCTCTCCATCGGTTTTCTTACCGGTTATTGTTTCGGTTGGAATAATAGAATCATCCACACCTTCACCTTCACCTTCTTTAATTTTTTTCACATCTCTGGCTAATAGAGTAGCATCTATTCCTAAAGATGCGGCAGTTCCTGCTCCAGGTATTATTGATGCAAGACCAGAAGAAACTTCCATACCAGCTCCAAGAAAATCTCCTTTGAGTGCTCTTGATAATCCAAACCCTAATCCTGCAACGGCACCTATAAGCGGTATCTTTTTGATCAAACCTTTAGTAGTTGCTTTTGCTGTAGTTTTTGCAACCTGTTTACCAACTGATTCAGTGGCTTGTTTAGCTACTTTCTCAGTTGTTTCTTGGGCTACCTTTTCTGTAGATTCTTTACCAACTGTTTTTGTAACTTCTTTAGCTGCTGTCTCTGAAACCCCCTTACTTAGCATTGGTGTAAGAGGTTTTGCCACAGGAGGCTTTCTACTAAATAAGCCTTTACTTTTTGCTAGGGCTGTTGATCCTAAAGCTAATGCTCCACCACCGAGTGTAACAAGTCCGGCTTTTCCGAGTCGTAAGAGACTACCAATTTTCCCTCCTACTTTACTTTTCTTTACTTTATCATATGTTCCTCTGGCAAGCTTCTCGCCAATTCTGCCTTCTACATAGCCTAATCCATCTTCACCGCCGCCGCCAGATCCTCCCATTCCGCCTCCTCCTAAAAAGCCACTGCCACCTTTGGCAGCATTCAGTAATTCATTGTGACGTCTTTCGTTGCGAGCGATCTGTTCTCTTGCATTTTCTCTTTCATCTAATTTATCACCTTTGCTATCTAGAAGGTGGTCATAGATATTATCAATACCAGTACGAATGCCTCGTAATTCTTCTAATGATTCATCAGTAGATAGACCAGCAGCTGCGTTCATGCCTTCAGCTGAGGATATACTCGAGTCAATTCCTTCAATATCAGTAGATTTGCTTTCTATTCCTAAAATTCCACCGAGCATTGACTCACCATCAAAAGCTTTTGCTGCTTTAGCAATCTTTGATAATAGCTTTTGACGAATTAAAAAGAATCGTGTCTTCGTTATAAAATCTTGCTCAGGCGAAGAGCCAAGTATATCATTAACATCTATCTCTTTACCAAACTCAAAGTTTGCATCCGCAGTAGCTGCGCTAACCTTTTTCAGAATTTGATTTTTAACTCTTAACCACTTTAAACCTGTAAGAAGACCGGTCTTGGGTGGTTCACCAAGAATATCAGATATTTGTATCTCTTTGCCAAGTTTAAGACCTCTTAACTTTCCTCCCTGTGTCTTCTTAATAATTGCATTAAGAATATTCCTTCTAACTTTAACATATTTTAAAGCCAAGAGATAATTCGTAGTATCTAAATTATCATTCTTACCTAACAATTCAGATATATCTAAAGTAGCTCTGATATCCTTATCATTATTGCTTTCTTTATCTTGCTTAATTGCTTCTGTTAACTTTTTCAGGTCGGACATATATCTATTTATTTGTTTTGTCGCCTAATTCGTTCATTTTCTTCTTTTATATGCTCCTGAAGAAGAGATACGTATATCTGCCTTTCCCACGGGATCATATTGTCAAGTTCTGTTAAACTATATTGATGATGTTGCACCATCGCAAAGTTTGTTTGATAATGATTCGATAAAGAATCATGAGAAAGGCTTATGAGAAAAAAGATTCGATTCCTTCTAGTACAATTTCGTTTTTATGACCACACGCCTCACATGTAAATTTGGCGGTATAAGTCAACTTTGGAATATTTTGAATATACTCTTGAATTTTTTCGAGATGCGAATGAGATAATGAATCAATAAATGCAATCAATTCTTTTTCAGTTGATTCACTTGCAGGATATACACTATCTGCATCGTAGATAGATTCGATAGAATACATAAGCGTTTGATTAAATGCCTTTTCAGCATCTGTATCATCGATTTTTTCTGCATCTTTTATCGACAAGCTTTTTAATACGATTCCAATCGAATCAGTAATTTCAATTGTATTACTCAGATCTGCAGCTTCAGTAATTTTAATATCTTCAAGATTAATTTTAACTGTGGCGTATTCGTCACACTCTTCACATTTAATTTGTACTGATACGGTTTCTCCTACGCTTTTAGCTCGAAGTTGGAGAAAAATATATTCGAGATCTGTTGCAGTACATTCATTTGGATCGAGTTTTTCAAATGAACATGCTTTTACGATGTTTTTAATTACTGGTAAAAGCTTGCTTTGATCATCTGTTTCTTGAGCGATCATGAGAACCTTTTCTTCCTTTACAAGGAACGGTCTAAAATCAACTCGTTTGTTAAGCGACGGTACCTCGATAGGGTAAGTCGGTATATCTAGTTTTGGTAATGCCATAATTTTATTAGTTGTTATTCATTCAGTTATAATATAAAAGTGTATTTATACGTTATCAACTAAGACGATTTCGTTCGGAACTAAGCCTCTTTAACGAATCACTTATTCCAAATGCGGAATTCGCTTTAATATTTTTTATATTTTGAGCTATCACATCTTGTCGAACACGACCTAAATCCTTGCTGGGCGGCCGAGGTCTTAAGCCTACTGGGTTTACAACGCTTTGATACTGCTTAATATATCTTTCCTTAAAGTCCTCATAAGTAAATTCTACAATTACTTGTTGTATATCTTCAGCAGAGTTGCTTGCTTCAATTGCCTGCACTGATATTGGAAATGCATTTCTTAATTCTACTTCAAACACATGTTTATTCTCGTGATTATTTTGGTAAAGATACATATCTCTTTTATATACACTATCGTAATTTTTCTTAAATGTATCTCTATCGATAATTAAATTAGTCCATCTGTCGAATATATCTTTTATAAACATATCGTTAGTAAGATTAAATGTTATTGAAACATCTTCATTAATAAAAGATTGCGCAACTTTTATTTGTTGTCGAACATAATTTGTTTCGAATGTTTGTATTTGTCTTCCGGGAAAAGAAATTTGTTCACAAAAGATATTCATATCTCGTGCTTTTTCTACATCACCTGCAAAAGCCTGGGCTGGTGGTATTATTAATGCTTCGAATCGATTAGCACGAGCTAATCCATCTCTTCGCATTACAGCTGATTTTAGTTTATCGATTTCCATTAGATTTTAGATCTTGAATCTTTCCAAACTACATCTTTAGCTTTCTTAACAAATTGTTCAGATGGTAAAAAGATTGCAATCTCCCATTCGCTGGCAGATATTTCGGATATTTGTGATTTGACGTGTCTAGTTAAATAGTGTTTATAGCATGGTTTAAATGCAGAAAGTTTTGATGCTCCTTTTAAAAGATCATACGACATTTTAAGACGAGTACTACTATTATATTTATCATTATTTGAGTAATCAAGAAGCTTATCAAAGAATTTAGCTCTTAATAATGGTGGAAGATAATGTAAATTTATTCCGTAAAATCCTCCAGGAGCTTTGTCGACCATAATAATAAGAGGAAATTTATCATAAAAGGGCAGAGTCTTTTTGTTTTTAGGATCGTAAGTGTACATAAACATACGACCAATTAACGGCTTTGCTACTGTTTTAGTTGCTTCATCTCTTAAAAGAGCTTTACGATTAACCTTTTTTATCTCAGCAACTTTTTCCCTGAACCATTTCAGAGACTGCTTAGTTCCACGTTTTATATCAGATCTAAACGCTGCAGCTTGTAGTGTATCAAAAAGAGATGCCATATCCCTATTTATACTATTACGTAAGTAATTTTATACCAAGATCTCGAAGTGTATCTTCATTCCAAATCTGAAACTCCCAACCTCGATCTAAACAATATGCTTCGGCTGTTTCCCACTTCGAAGTATTTTTAATATATGTCATTACTTCATTGATGTATCGCTTTGTTCTACGCTTTGGTTCTTTCGGTGGCTGAGTTTGTTTTTTAGGTTTTATTTCAATTAAATACGTCTTATCCTTTGTAACCATTTTGACATCCATAAAGTATCGATGAATTTTATTATCAGTCTTACAGCGGTATGGAATAACAGTTTCTTCTGATTGCCACTTAATTACATCAGGATTCGTATCCATAAATTTGAACACTTGCCTTTCCCACAACGATCGAAATACTACTTTCGTAGGATCACCATCGTATTTGTGTGGATTCTTTACAGTATATCTTCCTTTATATGTCATTATTTTATTATAAATAGATTTATATTATGCCTTTATTTATTTTTCCAGCCGTCACCGCCGCCATGGCGGGCAATCGTATCGGTAAAAAACTGTTTTCAAGTAATACATCTACGGATGATAACGCTATGAGTTCAGTTGCTCCTCTTATTTATCCTCCAGATATGAGAGGCGATCCTACTCGCCCGTGTATGTTATTTACTGCTTTCGAAAGAAAACTTACTGGACAAGTAATACAACATAGAATATGGCTTCCTGCTCCGCCGAATATAGCATTTGATGACGGAGCAGATTACGGACCAACTAATCTTGATATGGCTGCAACTGCAGCGGCTAGTAAGTTTACTGGTCAAAAAAGCTTTGGAGATCTTGCTAAAGAAATAGTCGGCACTAACGCTCGACAGAAAATGACGATTGCATCAAAAGCTTTACCTGCTGATGCACAAGCTGCAGCGGGATTGGTCACACGTCAAATAAACAATCCAAATACAAATACGACTTTTAACAATAATGCAATAAGAGACTTTGCATTTAGTTTTAAAATGGTTGCGCGCTCTCAAGAAGAATCAGATCTTATTCGAAAAATTCAATCTAAATTTAGATATTATCTTTATGCTTCTCGCGGTGGTGAGTCTAATACAGTTACTCTTGAATATCCTCCGGTATGGACAATTAGATTTATGAATATGGATTCTGGTACAGAAAACCCATATATTCCTCGTATATATACTTCGTTTTGTACAAGTGTTAATACAAACTTTAATGCTACTGGAAATATTTATTATACAGATAATGCTCCACTTGAGGTTGATTTAGAAATATCATTCCAAGAAACACGTGCATTAAATAGAGCGGATATTGACTTTATGCAAAACGACCAGCTCGGTAATAGAGGCATTGACGAAAACGGAATGCCACGTATAACATCAGATCTTGCGCAATCAGAACCTGCACCATTTAAAAACGGATAATTATGTCATTTTTCACACAGTTTCCCAAAATAAAATACGATATTAATGCAGATGGCACTAAGACTGAACTTACTGATATGTTTCGATATGTTGACGTAAAAGATGGTCTTATTAATAATGTAGGAACTTATACATGGTATGAAATAATAGAAGGAGAAAGACCAGATGTTGTTTCGAATAGATTATATGGATCACCAGATTACTATTGGACATTTTTTGCAGTAAACGAATCTCTTAAAAAGGGATTAAATACTTGGCCAAAATCATATCGTCAATTTGAATTAATGCTTGAGGAAGATTATTCTAAATATTCGGTTCTTGTCTTTGTACCTCGACAATATCCAGCTGCACGCAAATACGAAAATAGTTTTGAAATGATAAATTATTTTGGTGGATTAGATTTAGATACAGGAAATATACGAATAAGAACATATGATGATGAGTTAGATGGTTCTAAAATTGAAGCAGAAATACTTCGATTTGATGATCAACGTTTTCAATTGTGGGTTTATAATGCAAATAAACCTGGAAAGTTTTCTAATAATAGAAATTGGAAAATAGAATATATTGATAATCCATACGAAGGAGGAACAGAATATAGGCAATTTGAAGATCAAAAGGTTGAATGGGCAAAAAGCGCTTTCGAGTGGACAAGAAAGAATCAGACATCCGTATACTATTCGTTTTTAAGAGACACTGAAAATAGACAGAACTTAATTACTGAAAGCAATGCTTACTATAATTATTTTTTACAAACGTATTTTCAAAAAATTTCATTTGTCTCTCATCGGTTTTTTCAACTTTCATATAATGCTCCATCATATTTTCTTGATAACGAATATGAAGAAGATAGATCTACAGCATTCGATGCATATTCAAAAGTATTTAGTCAATCAGACGTAGTATTACCAGTTAATTATTTTAGAGGAGATGTTGATACTAATGTTTCTGGAGATCGATTAGACGGATTTGAGCAAAGTGAAATAACTGAATATAATTCAATTAGTAGACAAAGAAAATATATACCAAGTTTTGTCGAATCATATTTTGCTGAACAAGCAAAGTTTGTATCAATTAAAGATGATCTGGCAGAAAAGGCTTTTGAAGCAAGAAAGATTCGCATAATACGTCCAGAATATATTGATGAATTTGTTGAATTATATAAAGAAAAATTACTTAAGTAAATGGCTATGAATCAACGGACAAATTTTGGGGCAGAAGTATCGTTAACTCCAGGAGCATACAATATTGATAAAATTGTATTAACTACACATGATGGTAAAAAATACAATATAGAAAACATTGTTGTAAGATTAACATTGACTGAATCTCTTTATTCACCAAATATAATTGCGCAGCTTAGCATAAAAGATACAGTAGACTTTTTCGAAAGTACTCCACTTATTGGTCAAGAAAAAATTAAAATAGTTGTAATAACTAATCCAAATACTACTGCAAAAAAATCAAAGAAAATTGATCTTGATTTTATTGTTACAGAATATCCTCTTTATGGAAGTTCTACTGCGGCACATACTAATGTTTATAATATTTCTTGTGTTTCTGATCATGCATATTATTCTCGGCTTTTTAAAATATCACGATCATTTACAAATACTACTGATGAGGAGATTAAAAAAATTATTACCGAAGATCTTGGGTTTAGCAATTTTGAAGTAAATGGAGAAGTAGATTCAAGAATGAAAGGAATTATACGGTGGCAAACACCGCTTGAAGCTGCAGAATGGTTGCGATCAAAAACATATGATGTAGCATTTTCACCATTTTTCCTTTATCATTCTTTAGATAATAAAATCCGATTATCTTCATTACACAATTTAATAACTGAAAAAGAATACCATACTTACTATGATGTAAGAGATTTTAGTGCGGATACATATACTGAAGGAGATTATAATGAAAGAGTTTCTCGTATTCTTGATGTTGCATCAGATTTAAAACTTGGAAAAATTTATCAGGGGGCAAATGGAGCATGGGCATCTGAAAATAATTATTTAGATTATACGTATAAGACATATACTAAGTATGATTATAATTATAAGAATGATTTTGATCAAAGTTTAACATTAAATCAAAAAACTCCGCTATCAACTCAGTTTGATGTGAATGGTGAAACATTAAACTCAATGCCCCAATCTCATATTGAATACACATCTATTAATAACTTATCATACGGTGAAGAAGATGCAAATTATAATAAGTTAAAACAAAATACAAACGGGAAAACTCAAGCAATTGAGGAACTTCTTGAAACTGTTTCTCATGATATAAAACTTTTTGGTGATTTTGATTTAAATCCTGGAACAGTTATTAATTTAAAATTTCCAAAAGCTGTAGATCCATCACATATGAAAAAATTACTACAAAATATGGCTAATAACCCAAAGGGTCATGGTGATTTGTTTGATAAACATTTATCTGGAAGGCATTTAATTACTTCTGTAAATCATTTATTTGAAGATGGTCAATATTTTTCAGAGGTGCGCGTAAAGAAAGACTCATTTGGTATTGATGTATAAATAAATCATGAACCCGGAAAATTTTATTAATAATGGTGGCGGATTTGCATGGTTCACCGGAGTGATTGAAGACATTGATGATCCAATGGAGATGGGTAGATATCGTGTAAGATGTTACGGATATCATAACAACGACAAAACTGAAACAGGTATACCTACTGAAGATCTACCATGGGCAATGACAATGTTGCCTGTTACATCAGCATCAATGTCAGGTGTTGGTCAATCTGCAACAGGTCTATTACGAGGAACGTGGGTAGTTGGTTTCTTTCGAGATGGAACTAATGCTCAAGATCCTGTGATTATGGGTTCTATTCCTTCTATCACATCACGACCAGGTGATTATAGTAAAGGCTTTTCTGATCAAACTGAAAGATATCCGAGCAATAAGAAAAATGCTGACGAACCTCCAATTGCTGGAAAACCGGTCAAAACAAATCCAGATGACGAAGACTCTCCAGAGGAAGATTTAGGATTACATCTTAATATGCCTGATACTCCAATATCTGCACAAGTTAAAGAAGAAAAATATAAACAAGGATTTAGTTATACAGAAAAGAAATCTTTAAGAGAATTATACGATCCTGAAATAACTATTGCTGTGGTTGCGATGGATACTACAAAGCCTAAAACTAATGCTTCACCAGCAATATGGAAATTTCCAGCGATTGACGATGTGATGACACCCACATACCCACAAAATCATGTGACTGCATATGAAAGAGCAAATGACGAGAATGAAGCAGCACACATTGTTGAGTATGATGTAACTCCTGGAAAAGAAAGAATATCTACTATTCATCGCACTGGAACATACACTGAAGTTACACCAATCGGTGATAAAACCGAAGTAATCGTTGGTAAAAACTATAGGGTTGTTGCGAAAGGGGAGAATGTTTATATCGAAGGTGGATGCAATCTTACAATTGATGGAGGATGCAATACTAGAATTATTGGTGACTGGAATATTCAAGTGACTGGTAATAAGAATGAACATATTGGCGGAACTCATATACATCGTGTAAAAGAAAGCCAGACTATTGATATTGGAACAACTATTACCGAGACAAGTGGAGATGTAGTAAAAGAAACATATGGTGGCGATCAAACAACTATTGCACCGAATATACATCTTAACCCAGATAAGGCATAATTAGTATAAATAGATTACATGTCGACCGCACTATCAGATATTAATCCAGCACCAGGAAAAGTTGCACAAAATTTGTACACTGATTTTCCTATGTTTTTTACTGATATTCATCCGACAAAAAGAGATATATCAGCCGTCAAAGATTTAGAAGCAGTTAAACACGCAGTTAAAAATTTAGTTTTAACTAATTTTAATGATAGATTATTTCATCCTGAAATTGGTTCAAATGTAACAGCTTTACTATTTGAACCAGGAGATGTATTTACAGCAAATGCAATTAAAGAAGAAATTTTATATGTTTTAAAAAAATTCGAGCCACGGACGAATGAACACACTGTTGAAGTAATAGACAATTCAGAAAGAAATTCATACGAAGTAACTATAGGATTCAACGTTATATTTTCACCAAAAAGAGAAGAAATTAATTTTTACTTACAACGCTTACGATAATGAAACAGCTTAATGTTACAGAACTAGATTTTGATCAGATTAAAAATAATCTTAAAGACTATTTTAGAAATAATCCAAACGGAGAATATTCTGATTGGGACTTTGAAGGTTCAGGACTTAATCATCTTTTAGACATACTCGCATACAATACACACTATAATGCAGTTGTGGCTCACAATGCAATGAATGAATCATTTATCGATTCAGCACAAATTCGCGCGAACGTTGTTTCGCGAGCTAAACTTTTAGGATATACGCCACGAAGTAGATCGGCAGCAATGGCAAAAATTTCTTTAGTATTTCCTTCATCAGCTAATCGCAATAAAAGTACTTATACACTTTATAAAGGACAAACACTTACAGCCACAATTGATGGTACGACATATACGTATATAACAGTTGATGACTATACAGCTATTCTTGATGAAATTAATGCGCAATACGTATTTGATGAAATTGTTATATATCAGGGAAGAATGAAAGAAATTTCTTTTGTTGTAGAATCTGGAGAAATAGATCAAAAATATATTATTGAAGATAATACGGTTGATTTAGATCACTTAATTATTGATGTGTTTGATAATCAATATTCAACAGCGGTTGAATCATATTCGCTATTTGAAAATCTTTCAAATATTGGTCCATCAACTCCTGCATATTTTATTCATGAAAACTATAATGGTAATTATGAGATTCGATTCGGAGATAATATTTTTGGCAAAAGACCTTCATCATTAAATCTAATTAAAGCTAAATACTTAAGTACAAAAGGAATAAGTGGAAACGGTGCAAGTGCATTTACTTGGACAAGTCCAGGACCGGTTTCTCCAACAATTACAGTTTTATCAGGAGCAACTAACGGCAGTGAAAAAGAAGATATCGAAAGTATACGGCAAAACGCACCACTTTCATTTATAAGTCAAAATAGAGCTGTTACTTCACAAGACTACAAAACTTTAATTAGTCAAATTCTCAATAACATTGAAACTGTTTCAGTGTGGGGAGGAGAAGATAATGATCCTCCTCAATACGGTAAAGTATATGCATCGGTTAAACCATTCGATGCTCCAGTTTTAAGTGATTTAGATAAAACATATTTACTTAAAGAACTTGAATCAAAACGTGTAATTGGTATTGAGCCTGTTCTTATTGATCCAGAATTTACATACATATATTTAGATGTTTTATTTAAGTATGATTCAAATAGAACATCTTTATCAAGCGGACAACTTGCAAGCACTGTAGAAACACTATTATCAGATTTTAATATTAATAATTTACAGAAGTTTGATGGAGTATTTAGATATTCACAGTTACTTGGGTTAATAGATAATTTAGATGTTGCAATTATAAATTCGTTTGTTCGAGTATTTGTGTATAAACGAGTGACACTTGAATATGGCAAACTTACATCTACACCAGTTGATTTTCAAATGAAGTTATTTGTAGATCCTGGTCAAGAAGAATCAATATTAAGTTCAGATCCATGGTCGTATAATAATATATCTCTTAATTTAGAAGATGCTCCAATAATCGGTTCAAATAATGAAAGGAGAGTATATGCATTCACAATTGGTGCAGATAATGTTAAAAGAGTATTATTTCCTAATTTAGGAACTCTTAATACAGATACTGGACTTTTATCTATCGATAGTTTACCAATTAATAAAACTGAAACTATAAATGTATTTGTCACTCCAGCATCGAATGATATAGTATCAAAAAGAAATAAACTTCTTACAATTGATATAGGAAAAACTACAATTTCGCCAGAAGTTGATTCAATTGTAGTGTCTGGTTCTTCTGGAGTTAATGACTACGTACCATTTGAAAGACAGCGCAATGAATATTTAGCACCACAAGCCACCTCATCATATGGAAGTTCTACTTTAAGTGATTCATCTTCGAGCAGTTCGTCAAGTAGTTCCTCATCTTCGAGCAGTTCGTCAAGTAGTTCCTCATCTTCAAATACAGGAAACACTGGCGGTAATCAAGGTAATCAAGGTGGAAATACCGGCGATTACTACAGCTAAAAAATTATGTCAGTTTATTATTTAAAAGGTCAAAGCAATAGTGGTACTACGAGCGGGATCACTGGCTATTATTATCCTCTTTACACCGATGAATCACTAATCAGTGGACCATATCATTCGCATACATTTACAGCATTAGATAACGAAGTATTCTATATGCCTTCAAATGAGATGAATCACGGAGTTGAAAATCCTCCAAGTGATACATCATATGGAGATTTTATGTATCAAGAATATGCAACTTATAATGTTGATAACACTATAGTATCATATACAAATATCTCAACTGCTCAATCGCAACCTGTCATTGCAATCGCTGCAACTGTAGATACCTTTGATCCCTTTAACACTAATATAGCAAATACTGAATCTCTTCGTGTTGAAGAACTTATTCCAGAACAATTGCGGGCAAGTTCAGAAGATTTTATATCTTTAATTAAAGATTATTACGAGTATCTTAATACTGAAGGTCTTCCTACATACGAAACAAATCGAATTGTTGATGAACATGATATTGATGAGGTATCAAATAAATATTTAGACGGAATTCAAGGAGAAATTGCTAAAAACATTCCTAATTCTGCAGTCATGGATAGAGTGTCTTTGTATAAAAGAATTATACAATATTATTCTCTTAAAGGTTCAGAAGAAAGTATTACTACATTTTTCCGCTTGTTTTTTGACGAAGTAATAAAAGTATCTTATCCGAGAGAAAGATTGTTTGAGCTTTCAGCTGGCAATTTTGAAAAAAAGAATAGCGAATTTACACAAACTTTTACAGCATCTGTAGAAAAAGAAAATTTAAGAGGAGAATTTAATCAGACTGGTTTTCAATTAATAGACGATGCTAATTTAGTATTAGGAGCAGGAAATATTGTTAGCGTTGAAGAAACGGTAAAATACGATACAGCACCAACTATTAGTAGTTTAGTTATTGATCTTAATACAAAGAAAAACTTAAATCCTATTAATCTAACTTGGGATTCAGTTTTATTTGATAAAACTATTCGTGGATATTTTTATCAAGGAGCAGTATTTAATGAATCACAAGAGTTAGTAAAACTTGATGGAAAATTTGCATATCTTGATTTTGGTGATATAGGAGAAAATCCAAGAATTAGCCTTGACACAGAAGAACACTCTTTTGTTATTCGCACTCTGCCGAGATATACTAAAGAAAATAGAACTATTCAGCCACTTTTTTCGCTGGCAAAAGATTATGAATCTCTTCATTCTCATGAATTATTCTTTAATAAAAATACAAATAAATTAGGTAGATCATTTGTAGATATCGGTGAACCACTTATTGCTGCGAGTGACGACTCACCTCAATCACTCGTGTTTTCTAATTTTATTGATGGAAATACAATTTTCGCCACACCCGATGATCAGCTACCTCTGAGAAAGAATCATTTAAATTCATTTATATCGTCAATTGGCTATAATTATAACGGTAGATGGCAAAAAACCCTTATTGAATTTAATGGGCAAAGTGTTTATGTACATGAAACTGATCCGGTTTTAGACAGATTTACAGCCGATGATTTATCGTTTTATAAGTTTGATGAAAATACAAGTTCATTTGATGGTCCAAATAATTTACAAATTGGCAGCTCGATTTATGGGGAAAGTACTAATGATTTTAGCGGAGTAAATGCTATTAGTGAAGACGGATTTAAGCTTGCTATTGGAGCATCTAAAAACGACGGAGGAGGTAAAAATTCTGGAAGTGTAAGAGTATATGAATTATCACAAAATTCACCACTTACATGGTCTCAAGTAGGAGGAGATATTGACGGTGATAGTTCAGAAGATCTTTTAGGAAGTGATTTAAGTTTAAGCGCGGATGGATCTGTTCTTGCAATTGGTGCTCCTGAAGATAAAGATTCAACTGATGCAGAAAATTCACGAGGAGAGGTAAAAATATTTGAGTTAACTTCAAGCCCAGGAACTTGGGTTCAAAAAGGATCATCTATTGTTGGAAGTGAAACAATCGAAGATAGCAAGTTGGGTGCAAGTGTTAGTTTAAATGGTGCTGGTGATCGCGTAGCTATTGGTTCTGGTGCAGATCCAAATATTGATTATGATATCGGAACTCAAGATGAAGATGGTATACTTTTAGAAGATTTTAATGGATTTACCACAACACATAACATTAAAGTTGCTAGCGCAGCTATTACTAGTTTTGTTTATAATGGAAATACATATACAAAAACCAATTCGACCGTACACAGTAAGCCCACTTATAGTTTTACCGATGAATCTGGCCCAACAACCTATCGAATTGAATTTGAGCCTACTGCCGGATCTGGTCTTCAAATTGGCTGGGTAATTAATAATTTTCAATCAGCTCCAGGAAATATTAGTGCATCTCTTGGAGATACTGACTTTCCATTTGACGATATTAATGGAGATCGAATTGCTGACTATACACAACTTTTACCTGCAAATCCAACTCTTTCATTTAGCTCTGATGGAACAATAGCCACTATTGCTGTTGGTGGAGAATTTGATGCCGCTTCTACTCACGTATATGTAAGTGGCGTATCACATCAATACGATGGACTATTTGAAATTAGTTCTAAACCAGATACATCAACTATTACTTACGTAAGAAGTGGACCAGCAATTACTTCAAATTCTTTTACTATTGAAACTGGCACAAGTCCACAATTTGGAGCAGATGACGGAGGAAAACATATTGGTGATAGATTTACAGATAGAGCATTAAATGAGGTTGTAGTTTATGAATATAGCAATTCAGCATGGAGTCAAATCGGCACTAATATTACAGAACCCAATAATGATCCATTAAGTGGAACAACTGTTAGATTAAGCAATGATGGCAGAATTCTTATTGTTGGTACTCATAAAATAAATGAATTTGATGAAATATTAATGTCTGTAAAAGCATACTTTAATAAAGAAGGCACAACATCATGGACTCAACTCGGCACAGCTTTACAATTTATACCGCAAGCTAGACTTAATAGAGGTAAAATTCCGTTAAGTTTAAGTAATGATGGAAGAACACTTGCAGTTGGAATCCTTGGTGATAGAACACAGGAAGGATATAAAGGAGAAGTTAAAATATATTCTCTTAACAATCAAGATAAGTGGGTTCAATTTGGTCAAACACTCGAAGGAGAAAATATAAATGACGACTTTGGATCAAGTGTTGCTTTAAATACAAATGGAGACGTGATTGTCATTGGAGCACCAGATAATGATGAAAATGGAAATAATTCTGGGCATGTACAAACCTTTTCTTATCAATCTACATTACAAACTTGGCAAAAGGTTGGAGCAACAATTCAAGGATTTGGAGATACAGGAAACGCAGGAGAAAGTGTAAGTATAAACGGAACAGGAACTCGTGTAGTTGTCGGATCTCCTGAAAATGACCAAGCTGGTGAAAATCGAGGAAAGGTAGATGTATTTCAAGTTGCGATTAATGCTACAATCGGAACATTTATACATGCTGAGAAAAATCCTTTAGATACAACCAGTAGATGGTCTATTAAAAACGAAAGTCGCATATCATATTACAGTGATTGGGAATCAGATATTACAACTGTAAATCCATACGACATTGGAACAAAATGGATTAAATCATCTAAACCTGGAGATGCGAGTCTTCCAGTATTACCTCATTGTGAGTATGTTAAAAACAATAATGATCATTTATTTACTTTGCACAATCGAGGTTATTTGTCAATATATTATAAGCATAATGGAGAATATACTCCTTGGCAAGATATTACAATTGGAGATACTACGCTTTATGGTGAAGAAAGATTATGGGATATTTTAGATTATGCAGTTCATGGAACGCATCTTGTTTTACTCGATCGACCTGTAAAAGCTCAAGATGGAAGAATTAATGATGGAGCATCTCGATTAGTTATATTTAAATTAGATGAGTACAATCAATATAATTTTCATCAAACAGTATCTTTAAACCTTCCAGCCACACACGTAGGATCAGCAGATTTTGCACATGTAAAAATTAACAATGCGCGAATTGTAGTTGGTACACATACTTTTAACAATGTTGATATTGCTCAAATTATTCAAGTATATACTATAGGAAGAAACAATTCATGGTCGACAGAAAACTATCTAACTTTACCTAATACTTATTCAAATCCGCCTGAACCCGATATAGAATTCGATATTAGTAAAAAATTAGTAGATGGACAATGGTCATCAACAAGCGGTTTAATTCGATTTAGAGCTGATACAGTAGTTGCAAATACTTTAAAAGATACAGGTGTTATATTTAGACCACCCGCTAAAAGTGTTGGATCTGGAATTCGATTAGATGTTTCAAACAAATTTGCCATATCTCTTCGATTTAAAACGCGTGATAGATTTGAGTCAGTTGACAATATATTAAGTATCGGAAATATTACTCTTCGTATTGTTCGTGATAACTTAGTTAGAAAATTACAAATTATTTCACAAGAATCAGGAAAACCTGATCAAACTATATTATTAGATAAAATAGATACTAATATTATTCTTGATGATAATCCATTAGAAATATTTAGTGATGAATATTTTAATAGTCAAATAAAAAGATCAACGTGGAATAATTTAATAGTTGAATTTACTGCAAATGAAAACAATATAATTACTGGATTACGTTATGCTTTAAACGGATTTAAAAGATCTAAGTTTATTGATTTCGAAGATAGTCCGCCGAGTGTTAATGTTCCTGTTCATGGTATTACTCAATTATCTCAATTTACTCTTCATAATGATATAGCATTTTCTCATCTTGCATTGTATAATAAAGAACTTACACACATAGAATTTGAAGCAATAGAAAGAAACTTATCAAGTAATTATACTGAAACTGTTACAACAGGCATTAATTCATTGCTGGATGGAGGAAAATTTGAAATAAACGAAACTGGTTCAGTTATTATAAAAGTAACTAATTATGGAATTAATATATGGGAAAAAATAACGGATGCAGGTTGGAAAAATTATTATAATACTTTTGAATCTGTAACAAATACTGTTGATAGCTATATTACACATAATGGTTCTAGACTATATTCATATAAATTCTTTGGCGATGATTTTCTTATAGCAACTGGTGGATTAAATAATGCTAAGCAGTTTGTAGATCAATATAATTTTTCAAATGTATATAACAAAGTACAACACAATAGTCAAGCAAAACTTTATTATATTGAAAGCCAATATACCACTGCTCAAAACACATGGAAAGTAAAACACGAGTTAACTCCATCAATACCATTTGTACAAACAAACGATGATGATTTTAGAATTGGTTTAAATTATGGAGTAAATATCGCCATTGATAATAAAGATGAATCATTCGCAATTTCTTTAGAACCAAATAGTGCCAATAAAATATTAAATGGACCAACTTCAACATTTTCATCTACTGAAAATGCTACAAATGTAAAATACGATGTTTATAAAAAGATAAGTGAAACATATATTCGTTTAATTCCATTTGCTAAACCGGAAGAAGGTTACTCAGAAGTATCTTCTTATGGAGGAAGAATAAGTAATAGCGCTGTACTTAAAATTGTTGATAGATCTCCATCGTATAACGCAGTATTTTCATATCCGCACATAATACATACAACATCGATTGAAAAACCGATGATAGAGTATGTTTATACTAATGATGAAACTACGGTTGGCTACTATAAAAATAGTACTGAGTATAGCCCAGATTTTGTTGTGTCTACTGCTCCTTCTTCAGAAGTATATGCAAATAATCAAACAGTTACAACAAACGAATTTCAAACAATTATATTAAGAGGAAGGGCAGATAGATATAATGGATATATTGAAATTAGTACTGATGATAATAATAATTATGAAAGAATAATATCAGGAAATACTCTTCGGCACTTAACTATATCTCCTGAATCAAATTTTGTTCTTGGTAGAAATGGTGTAAATGGAAGTAACTACTATAATGGTGATATTAGTCATTCACAGTATTACGTTGATGCTATAAGTAATGCATCAACTACATTAGTTAAAGAATTTATAGCCAATAATGTTAAAAAGTTTTATAAAATTGTATTTGATCGAATAAGAGGAACTGCTTCAGGAGCCACGAAGGTCAGATCTATTCCAGGCGCGAATCATACTTTTCAATTTACAGATTTAGATGGTCATTCATTTAATTCATTTTTAAGATACGAAGAACCCGAATTTAAAATCGACACAGTCGATGAAAGTAGTAGTCCTCCTACGATAATACCAGCAGAAAATACAGGATTAATTGTAACAGTCGATTACGGAAATAGTATTACTGGTGAAGAAGTTGTATATTGGGGAGATGGTCGATTAAATACTTTATTAAATAATGCTCCTGCATTTCATAGATGGAGTTTAGAATATGTTGGTGAATACACAAATAAAAAAGGAAGACTATCTTCAACAGGAAGAATTCAAGATAGTAATTTTTGGCAAAAATTCTCGTATAATATTCAGAGTGGATTAAGAGTAGATAATTGGGAAGATGTCTTTTTAAATTTAGTTCATCCAGCTGGTCTAAAATTCTTTGCAAGCGTTATTCTTCTTGTTATACGAGACAATCATTGGTACGGTCCTAAGTCTATATTATTTGATACTAAGACTCGACAAAATGTAAATCTTCTTCGTATTGAAGAGGAATTTTTATCTCCATTTAGAACTAAACAGCCATTAGAAGATATGAGATGGCTTGAATCTCTTGTTGCGCCATCTGATTCAGGTGGATATCATCTGCCTATTTTCCAACCTGGTTGGTTACAAGGAGATATAAGAGTAAGACGATTTATATTTGAAGCTGGATTATGGACCCAATTAGCAAGATCTGTTCCTGGAAATAACTTAGCATCTAAATACACATATTCATATTTTGAAAATGGATCTGAGTCTGGTGATATTGAATTTAGACTATTGACGTCATCAGGAGACACTGTAGGATCAAATCCCGGAGTTCCATTTGAAGTAGGAGATATAGTTTCATCTGGTGCCGATACACCAGATCCAAATGATACTAATAGTCCTGCTCGTAGTTTACAAAAAAGAGGCATTATATCAAGCATTTCTCCTGCAGGAGTGAACTCAGCTGGAGTAATGGAATATACTGGAGTAATTAAATCGTTTAGTATATATGATTCTATATATGCTGATCCACTTACTTCAACGATTGATATAGAGTATTTTGGTCCTGATAGTCCAGCTAGAAATACACTAGCAACTATTACTACGACTAAAGTAAAAAGAAGAGATGAAGTGATGGATGTTTATGGAACTGAAGAACAAGAAGCAGCATATTTATTACAAGATAGAAGTACTGAAGATATCAACTCTGAGATGTTTATGAGAGCGGTACTTATGGTATTCAAATATGTTATACCTTCATTAGTATCACATAAAGATTTTACTAAAAACGATTACGAGCAAAATCTAAAATTTAAAGATGAAGGTGGTATTGGTCCATATCTTGATTTAACTATTAAAGGAGCACTCTCTGAGAGAGACGTCTTTATAAATGTTAGTTCTCTTATTAGAAAGAGAAATCAACTTTCAACAGAAAGTGGAGATGGTATATATCTTGAAAGTGATTCATCACCATTTGGTGTAGATGAAGGAATTCTTCTTGATGATATTGTGAATTTCTACAATGATCCAACAAATGATTATGACGTATCTTCTCCAGTTGATTTTAATATTAATTCGTTCTCTGCTGGTTCACAATTAAATCACGGAGACAGAGTATATCAAGATATTGTTAATGATGCTGGAGATAATCTTACAATCGAAGGATTAATAGTTGCTACTTCAAATAGTGGAAACACCATATCGATTGCTTGGAGAGGTGCTATAAATACAAGTAAATCTCCCGATGTAACTCTTCCATCTAATCCAGAATTAGATCAGCTATTTAGAACTGGAGAAATATATACGGTTGTCGATCCTTATAGTAGTCCTCCAGATAATACACAACAAACTGTAGCTACAGTTACTATTAGCACTTAAAAACATATAAATAGAATTAATGAGTACAAAAATTTCAAATTTAACCGAACGCGTACAGAGTGATATTATTGGAGATGAATTTTTCCCTATAATTGATGGAGGCAGTGGAAATTCTTCTAGCGACGTTACAGCTTATCAGACATTTAAGATTAGATTAGATACACTTTTTCAAAGTGGTGATGGATTTGAAAAATTAACAAGTCTTGTTATTACTGAAGGTGAAGAACGTGCCGCTGGTACAAATCCAAGTAATAAGTTTTTTACATTAGAATACATCGACGAAGCTGGCGCTACACAAACTCTCAGGATTCAAAAGTATGTTATTGAAGATAGCGATGTAGCATTTAGTCATATTCATCCAGATGGATATATTGATTCTACTGAAAATTTTATAAGTACCGATTCACAATTAGCTACAGCTTTTGCAATTGAGAAAAATAGAGAAGCTAAAGAAGATTTATTATTTAATAATTCTAATTCTGCAATTAAAGAATATTTTGGTGATCAAGATAAAGGTATATCTTTAGACACAAATAATGGAAATGTGCCTTTTACTACTGATGCTGAAGACTACACACGAACTGGTTCTCATGTATTAGTTAACTTCAGATTAAACACCGAAGTTGCACAAGATTTTGTAAATTTATTAGATGGTGTTAAACCTGAACTAAATACATTTAAGAAGATCGAAGAAGAATTTGATCTTACTACTGTTGACCGTAATACTAAAATTGGAACAGATCAAGTAAATCTTGATCACTTTCGAATTAATACCAGCGATAGTGAAAATCGTTTAAATATACGTAACCTTGCAATTAGAAGAGAGCTTATTGCTGATAATGCGATAAATACTGATAAAATTGTAAGTAAAGGTGTAAAAAACGGTAATCTTGAAACTGGAGCAATCAATGCTCGTACGCTTGGAATAAATGCGGTCGAAACCGATAAGATCATTGATAATGCCGTAACTCCTGATAAAATATCTCCCAATGGTCCATCGTGGGATGCTAGTAATGTAAATATTCCAAACAGTTTAAATGTTATCAGTAATATTGTAGCTAATGGAAATATCTCACAAAAGGGACAAGCATTTAGTATATTTAATAGTTCATCTTCTCCTAATAGAAATCATAGCGGTCGAGCTCTTGTTCACGGCAGTAACGATAAGTTATCTATTAATTTTTTAAATGATTTCTCTGGAGGAGTAAGTATTAGAGGAGTTGTCACGGTTGATGATATGTTTCTCTCTAATATTACTGCTGGCGGTAAAAAATCAGTCGTAACAAAAGAGTATGTAGATAGAGCTGATATTCTTCTTAATCCCATCGGTGAGGATAAGATTCAAGATAATGCGATTGAAATACGTCATATGACTGATAATTCGGTCGATACTCCTGAAATAGTTGATGAAGCAATAACAAGTCCAAAGATTGAATTAATTGGACCACATTGGGACAACACTGGTAAAGTTCAAGTAAGCGGTGATTTAAACGTTGCAGGAACAACAACAACTATTGGAAATGCAGCATCAAATGATAGTAGATCTCAAATAATTTTACGCGGTCCTCAAACTACTAACGATTTATCGCGTGGATTTGCATCTATTATAAGAAATACCGGAAGTTCTGGAGAATTATTAATTAGAAATAGTCATGGATCTCTTGTGCTTGGTTCGACTTCAAATGGTCGTGATTTTGTACTAACAGGATCACGCGCAACCATTCGGCATGCACTTACAATTAGTGGCAATGGAACTTCTACAATTAATGGTGGAAATATTTCGAATGGCCATCTTCTTCTAGGTACACCTTCTTACGGTATTGGTATTGACAATAACGAAATATATCAAAAGGGCGATAATCTTCATTTAGGTTCACTTGATGAAGGTAGTAATATTTATTTTAGAATAGGCACAGAAACAGTAGGTAAATTTACATCTAGCGGTAATTTTCAGGTTGATGGCGATATTATTTCTGAAACTGGTGTAATTAGAAGGAACGGCGATACTGCTAATTTAACTCTTCGAGGTGGCACAACAGATGCAAATGGTGCTACTATTAAATTATTCGGAATTAATAATGCTAGTAACCGAAGTTTTGCTTATTATGATGCAGATAAACACACCTTTAGAAATGAAAGAGCTAACTCAATAACACTTGAAATTGATTCTAAATCCAGAAGAGTTATATTGCCTATTCAAGGTACACAAGCAAATCATTTAATCAATAAAGAATACGTTGATAGTAAAGTAATCGCTCCTGGAGATCTTACACCTGGTGGACCACAATGGAACAGTACAACTGTTATCATTCCGGATAATTTAGAAGTTACTGATATTGCCACTGTAGGCGATAATTTAAGTGTTGGTGGTCAAATAACTCAAACCGGACCAGACTTTAAAATATTCAATCCTACTCGTGCTGGAACAGGTAAAACACATAACGGTAGAGCACTTGTTCATGGTGTTGGAGATAAGTTAACTATCAATCATGCAAGAGATTATACTGGCGGTGTAGAAGTTAGAGGTAAAGTAATTGCTCCAGATCAAACTACAACTATTATTAGTAGTAATAATAAAGCACTTACTACAAAAGAATATGTAGCCACAGAGATTGCAAAAGTTTATCCAGATCTTAGCTATGTCGCAGTAGCCGGAGATAATATGACTGGTGATCTTACGTGGAATACTCAAAGCGGCAATGGTTTAGCTTGGAGTAATAATAGCGATTTTGCATCAATTAAATTTTATAACACAGGTGATAGAGATCCAGATTGTCGTTTAGAGTTTGAAATCGGAGATAACAATAATGAATTCTTTAGGTTCGTCATGAGTCCTCATGGAACAGTGGCGCCAGTAGAACTTCTAAAAATAGCCAATAGCGAGTTTTCGTATAAAGGTAATACAATTTACCATACTGGAAATGTTGGATCTGGTTCTGGATTAGATGCCGATAAACTCGATGGATTAGACTCTGTTTTCTTTAGAAATGCATCAAATTTAAATACTGGAACTATTTCAGATAGTAGACTTCCTGATGTAATCACACCGATGACATCAGTTCGAACTCGAGAGATATTACCTGGAACCAGTCAAAACGAGAATGACTTTGGGGAACAGGAAATTGTTATAAGTGCTGGTGAATCAAGTGGTAAAGTTCCGAATCAAGTTAATGAGTATGTTTATATAAATGCTGAAGGCGGATTGAGTGTAAATACTCCAAAAGTTTCTAATTGGCAAGGTGGAGCCGCAGGAGGTTTTAATGAAACAATTATTACTGGTACAAATATTAGTATTGGCGGTAATACAGTTTTCCATGGTGGAAATGATGGAGCTGGTTCTGGATTGGATGCTGATTTACTTGACGGACAAGAAAGTTCATACTATTTAACTCCAGCAAATTTAAATGGAGAAATTCCTGATAGTAAAATCCCCAATACTATTACTCCACAAACATTAGTTAAAACAAAAGAGATACGGACATCAACAACCCAAGAACTTATTTTAAATGCTGGTGAATCAGCCGGTAAAGTTAGTGGTCAAGTCAACGAGTATGTTTATGTAAATGCTGAACAAGGATTAAGTGTAAATACTCCAAAAGTTTCTAATTGGCAAGGTGGAGCCTCAGGCGGCCATAATGAAACAGTTATTAAAGGTGATGGAATTACAATTTCCGGAAATACAGTTTTCCACGGTGGCAATGATGGATTTGGTTCTGGATTAGATGCTGATAAACTCGATGGATTGCATGCATCATCATTTCTCAAACCAAACACCCAGATTTCGGTATCTGCTCCAACGTCAAATAATCATGCAGCAACAAAGAAATATGTTGATGATACTTTTGCAGAAGTGCGCATGCCAGATATTCAAGTAACATTACTTAAGAAAGTATATCCAGTAGGAGTATTGTATACAAGTAGTGTTGCTACTAATCCTAATACGTTATTTGGTTTCGGTACATGGTCAGAATACGGAAAGGGTAGAATGCCAATCGGTGTTAATACCGCTGACAGTGATTTTAATAAAGCAGGAAAAACAGGTGGTAATAAAACACATACTTTAACTATAGCTCAAATGCCATCTCACTCTCACGTTTGTGGAGCAGCTAATGGCAATGTCAATAGTCAATCCCTGTCCCCATTTGAATTTACCAAAGATGATCGCGAAACAACTGTTAGAACAGATGCAACAGGTGGAGGAGCCGCTCACAATAATATGCCACCCTACATAACAATCTACATGTGGAGGAGGATAGCATAATTAATAACTAAAGTAACATTTTAAATTTATATAAATAAAAGATATGGCAGCAATAATTACATCAGAATTTAGAAAAAACGCAAGAGCGTTATTTACAAGTGATATTAAGACATCTAACGCAGATGATTATTTTATTGGATTAGGTAAGACAGATAGTTGGCCTGATACAGTAGATTCTTTAGGAAATCAAGTGACAGAGTACAGTAGACAATTCGCTGCTCCTTTGCCAGTTGATACAACTGTCAATAAGATCGACGTATTAAAAAATTTAATGATTCTTGTAAAAACAGATTCAGCAGAAGTTTTTAATGTTATTCCTCGAAATAATTGGGCAGCTAATCGAATTTATAAAGTTTTTGATCCAACAGATCCTAAGAGTTTTGATTATGAAACTATTGACGGTGTTGCATACTATCCATGTTATGTTACTTCAAATGATAGAATATATTTTTGTTTATCAAATACCGATAGTAATGGAGAAGCAATAGAATCAACAACTGCAATTCCAGTAGCATCTGGTGCAACAACAGATAGATTAACCTATCATACACCTCAACCAATTGATAATGGAGAAGGTTATGTTTGGGCATATGTATCATCTTTAGATGAAGATTCTAAATTTTATACAGATCAATTTGTAAATTACACATATCCTACTTCCGAACAAGTTGCAGATACTAAAATAAAACAAACTGGTGGTTTAATATACGGTTTTAAAATTGTTAATGGTGGAACTAATGCATCATTAGCTAATACTAAAATAAAAATTCTAGGAACAACTCGAGCGAAGACAACTCCATTTAATATTGAACCTATTGCTACTGATGTGGTAATATATGATTTCGCTGATCAAGATCAATCAGAATCAAACTTTAACACTGTATTTTTACAAAGCGGTGGAATTGAATCAATTCGATATAAAGTAGATAGTAATAATCAAATTACATGGGCAGCTGATTACTTGTCAGCATCAGTGGTAGTTGAAGTTGATGGAGTAGTAGATGAATCAATTGATATCGTGCCATACGTATTGTCGTATGAAGGTTTAGGAAGATATCCAGACAATGATCTACCATCTTTCTATGCCGGCATTGCAGTCGATTTTGTGGGTGATGTTGATGGAGAAGCTCCTGTTGGTTACAACGTGGATGTTCGTCAAATTAGTCTAGTTAAAAATCCAGAAAGATCATTTACTGACAATGCACTTGATAATGATCCTGCAAGTCCTCCAGGATTGTACACTCCTGAAGAAGCATATGATTCTTTAAAATATCTTCAGCTTGAACCCGGAACATTACAAAGAGATTATATCGGTAGAGATTTTATTATTGAACAAGCAGATACAGGAGCACGAGCTTGGTTAGATTATGCCGATAATATTAATGAAAGATTATACTATCACCAAAATAGTTCTCCAAAAGTTAATTTTAAAAAGTTTACATCAAGTTTTACACAGCCATCTGTTACAGTTACAAGTATAGCTGGTTTTAGTGATGGTGCAACATATAAAGTTGATAGTTGTGAAAATCCAGAATATTTGCCAGAAACTGGAGAGGTTATATTTTATGAAAATAGAAAGCCCATAAATAGAAACTTTAACCAAACCGATGAAGTTAAACTTGTTATTCAATTCTAATGGCTATAAAAACCTATCAAATTTCTCCGTACAACGATGATTTCGGTGTACGAGATCAAAATGTTAATAATAAGACTGCTGAAGAAAAAAACTTTCTTCGAATTCTTTTTAAACCAGGTGTTAGTGTACAAGCTCGTGAGCTTAACCAAATACAATCTATTCTACAAAACCAAATCGATAAAATCGGTACAGGTGTTTTTAAAGAAGGTCCAGTTCCAAAATTAGCTACTGAAGCTACTTTAGATCGTACTGTACATTATGTTGATATAGCAATACCGGCAAATACAGCTGTTACTCTGGCTCCTAACTTAAATCAACTTGAGGGTTTACGATTAGATTATGATCCAGATTCGAGTCCCGAAAGATTTGTTGATGCTGAAATTTTACATTATGAAGCTCTTTCAACAACAAATCACTATAGATTTTATATTAAGTATCTTAGTTCTGTTCAAGACGATACTACTGGAGAAAATATACAAAAATTTCAAGCTGAAAATTCTCCAGCTGATTCCATACGAACTACAAATATTGTAGAAAATCCAGCTAATCCTGGAGAAAATTTCTTTGACGCAAGTCAGATTATTGGGACAGCGATTGAAACAGGAAAAGCTATTCACGCACAATCATCAGAAGGTGTATATTTTACTAAAGGAGAATTTGTTTATAGCGAAGAGCAAAACATTTATGCAAAAATTCCTGCAGAAGATTATCCATTTAATTTTAAAGTTGTTTATAAAGTTGTTGAGAAAATAGTAACTTATCAAACAGATAAATCTTTACTTGATAATGCTGCTGGTTATCCAAATGAAACTGCACCGGGTGCTGATCGTTATACAATTGATCTTCAATTATCGATATTAAGTAAAGATGAAACAGATAACGATAATGACTTTATAGGAGGCAACACAAATATTTACGGAAATAGTACATCAATAGGAGATACACTATTCCTTTTAGAATTTACAAACGGCTCACTTGTACAATCTGCTAGACCAGAGTTTAGCGGAATTATAGATGTATTGGCTGAACGTTCTCGAGAAGAAACCGGAGATTTTACAGTAGAACCATATCTTATCGATATAACTGGATTCTATAATAATGATGATGATGATTCTAAGTGTGGACGTGGTGTATACACTCCAACACAAATGGGAGATTTAGCTATTCAAATTGGAAGCGGAGATATTTCAAGTGTTTCTGCCGGAACTTTAGCAAGTAAAGAAGATCCTGATAGAATTAAATACGGAGAGTCACGATTTGTAGTAGGTATAGAACCATCTATTTCATATGTTGATGGTTATCGCATTGCTGAACCTGAAAGGATTGAAGTAATAGGAGAGAAAGCACGTACATTTAGTAACACAACAGATGCATTTAGTACTGCTAATCTTGGTTCTTATTTTATAGGAACTAGCATATCTGGTGGAACACCAAGTTTCGATGTAGATACTATATACAATATTACAGATGGTAATGGAAACGCAACAGCCGATATTCTTGCTACATGTAGAGTGCGTGCATTAGAAAAAACTACATCAAGCTTTAAGCTGTATGTTTATGACATTGAGTTAGCGAGCAATGTTACTTCTTTATCCGGAGCTGTAGATATCCAGATAGGTCCTGCAGGAGCTAACGGATTTAAATTTACTATCGACACGAATGTTGATATTGGTATATATGAGCCAAAATTTAATAGATCTATATACAAACTTCCAGCTAATTTTATACGAAATGTAGATGCTACCACTATGCAATTTACTGCAAGAAAGGTATTTACTGGTCAATCTGTCACTACTACTAATTCAAATGAAAAACGAGTAACACTAACTGTACCAAATGGTGATGATAAATTTGAAATAGAAGGCGCAAATAGTTATATTATAATGGATGGCGGTTTCCAGCGCGCAGTTGAAGATGTAGCTATAGGAGGAACAAATAATAGTCAAGTCACTCTTCGAGCTGATGCTATTAACGGTGCTACTGTAGATGTTATAGCGTCATATCGCTCAAAATTAAATTTAAGAACTAAGACAAAAGAAACTGAAACAAATAAAGAATTAGTGGCTATAGAAGGTAATGTTGCTACTGGTGATGAGTTTGATCTTGATCATTATGATATTATTGAAATAGTATCAGCAACAGATTTTGCCGGTAATGATGTACCTTTATCCGATCTAGTTCTTGATAATGGTCAAAGAGACGGATGTTATAAAAAAGGAAAAGTTACATATACTGGTGCTGGTTATGAGGCGACCGATAATGCAGTATCTCCTGCAATTGATGATGGTGGACTTAAAATAACTTATACTTATTTTGATCATAGTGATGATACAGGTTATTTTTCAGTTGCATCTTATCCTGATCATTTAAGTATTGGCTATTCAGATATTTCAACATATAAAGATATGCGTCTTTCTGATTGCCTTGATTTTAGAGCTAAAGTTGGTGACAGCGAGTCAGGTACTCACTTAGATCCAAATAGTACAATTGACTCACAACTTTCATATTATCTTGCTCGCATTGATAAATTAGTTGTTACAAAGGATAGCGAATTTAAACTTATACAAGGAGTTCCAGCTATAGTTCCTGAAGAACCGAGTGTTCCTTCAACCGCGCTGCATCTTTATACACTGCATATTCCCGCATATACATTTTGTCATACAATGATTGAAACAAGCTTTATTGATAATCGTAGATATACGATGAAAGATATTGGTAGTCTTAATTCACGTGTAAATAATTTAGAATATTATACGTCACTTTCTTTACTTGAAAGAGAAGCAAATGGTAAACAAATTTTTGAAACAACAAACACTAATCCATATGAAAGATTTAAAAATGGAATTATTGTCGACAGTTTCCAAGGCCATGAGGTAGGAAATGTATTTGATCCACACTATAATAATTCGATGGATCCTGATGATCCAATTCTTCGGCCGTATTTCGAAACTCGAAGTGTACCACTTACATTTACAGGCAATAATTTAGATAATACTAATATAACAACTAACGATGGTATAGCTACTCTTTCATACACTGCAGGACCAAGTTGGATTGATCAACAAAAAGCCGCAGTATCAATTAGTGTTAATCCATATGATGTAGCAACATGGTTAGGATCAGTCAAGCTTTCTCCTTCATCTGACGAATGGATGGAAACTCGAAGAGCACCGAATATTATAAACGAAGTTGGTGGAAATCTTTCTGATTTAAGAGCCGAAGTTGATCGAATTAATCAAATGGGTACAAGGTGGAATTCATGGCAAACAACATGGACTGGTCGACCTGTAACAAGAACTACAATGGAACGAAGAAATCGTGCCGGAATTCCTTGGGGCCGTGGACCTGGTAGAGGTTGGGTTAGAAGAGTAACAACAACAGAAACTCAATCAAGGCAACAGCGCACAGGTATTAGAACAACTGCCTCAATAAACGCTGTTACTCGAGTAAAAGATGATCGTGTCATTGACGTAAGTTTTGTTCCATTTATGCGAGCTCGCAAAATTTACTTTAGCGGAAAATTATTTAAACCTAATACTAAATTAAAAGTATTCTTTGATGGAAAAGATATTACTAAATATTCAACTGGTATACCTATCACATCACAAGGAGTAGTACCTAGTGGCTATAAACAATGGTCGAGTAATCCTTCAGTACAAGTTTATCACAACCGATCAAACACACAAATTACTGGTACCGGTGGAGATATTATTAGTGATAATAGAGGTGATGTCTATGGTTGGTTTGTTGTACCAAACAATAAAGAATTACAATTCCCTTGTGGAGAAAGAAAAGTTATTTTATCAGATGGTAAAACAGCCACTGATCCTGCAGCTAGTACAAGTGCAGATGCAACATATACTGCTCAAGGTAAAGTTCAAACAAAACAAAGAACTCTTGTTACTACAAGAACAGTTGTTCGACAATCTCAGCGTGTTACACACTCAAGAATTCAAAATTCTAGTGGAGTTACTCGCACACAGTGGTATGATCCACTCGCTCAATCATTTATTATTGGAGAAAATCCAGGTGGGCTCTTTATTCATTCTGTAGATTTATATTTTAGCCACGCATCAACTAAAAACATTCCTTTGAAATTGTATTTAGTTGAAATGGAAAATGGTATGCCAACACAGCGGAGAGTTCCAGGAAGTGATGTAATAAAACAACCTGGTGACGTCAATACATCAAATGATGCAAGTGAGGTAACAACCTTTACATTTGATTCACCGATCTATCTTCAGTATGGATTAGAATACGCAATGGTCACAGAATCTAATTCATCAGAATATCGTCAATGGTTATCTGAAGTCGGTAAAAATGATGTTAATACTGGAGAATATATTTCAAAGAATCCATTCTTAGGTGTATCGTTTAAATCTCAAAATGCTTCGACTTGGACACCTGACCAAATGAAGGACTTTAAGATGCGTGTTCGCGAAGCTACCTTCCAATCGAGTGGAGAAATTGTTTTAGAAGCGCGTGGAATTAGTACCACAAAAGCCAACGGTGATGATTATAATCCTGTAATAACCACTGATGAAATAGACGGTACTCTCGAGTATTCTCAAGTTCAACTAAATACAGATTTTATCGAGCATCCAGAAACATCAATAAAATTCGAAATATCGGTTAATGGTGGAGATTACGAAGTAATTGTTCCAAATGAAAATCATTATATTTCAACAGCAGTTGACGCTCCTCTTACACATAACGATAATTTAAAAGTAAGAATAAGTTTAGATACAGATAATAGAAAAATATCACCAATCATTGACTTAGACAGAATCTCTCTTATCGCAGTTAAAAATGTTATTGGACCAGAAGATGCTAGTGCAACTAGTCCTACTCCTGCAGATAGTTTAATACAAGATAGCGGAGATTCAGAACTAGCTGCAGATCATGGTAACGCAACTGCGGTCTATATGACAAAAGAAGTTGCGTTAAATAATCCAGCAGATAGATTAGATGCATATTTAAATATTAATAAACCATATGCTGATAGTAATGTATTAGTTTATGCTCGATTTAAAAGATCAGAAGATAATATAGAAGATTTGACTTTTGAAAGAATTGATCCAGAAACTCCACTATTAATTAATGACATTGACGATTATGCAGAAGTTCGTTATATAAGAGATTTTGGTCAAGATAGTCCAACTCCACCGCTATTTACTTCGTTCCAAGTCAAAATTGTATTAGTTTCTAATGATCACGCTATTGTTCCTACCGTAAAGGACTTTAGAGCAATTGCTACGGTGTAAGATGCGGTTAACAGTAAAAGATAATACTGCACTTGAAAGAGATAATTCATCAAATGCAATATTAAATAACGATTCTAAAGCGTATCAGGCAGCATTGCTAAGAAAAAAATATAATAGAGAATCATCAGAAGAATTTAAAAACCTAAAAAGCGAGATATCAGAGCTAAAAGATTTAGTTCAAACACTTATCGTTAAAATGAATAAATAGAGTTATGGCACGAAAAGCACTTTTTACAGACGTATTTGAAACTGATACATTTAATCAATGGAGACTTAAGACTAATTCAATTAAGTTAAATCTCCAGGATATGTTTGACGAAATTGATAATTTCGATCAGATTGCCGTATTACTTACTAAAAATCAAACTATAGATGGTGTTAAATCATTCGTTCAAAAATCTAACTGGACAAAGGAGTATACTCAAAATCAGGTAACTCCTTTGTTAGAGTTGAAAGTTACAAATTCTATGGTTGAAGGATCAAATATTGGTCATCAAGGAACTGGTCCAGCCATCGATTTTTACAATCCAGACACTAGCGCAAGTGATGGATCAAATACATATTTAGTTTCTCGTATTGCTTCTATTACTGAAATTAATACTGATAAATTCCCGAATGCATCTCTTGTATTTTTTACTGGTAAAAATGTAGAAAGCCCAACAGAAAAGATGCGAATCACTTCTAGCGGACAAGTTGGAATTGGTACGTCATTACCAAAAAGTGGTGTACAACTAAATGTTCAAACTGCAGATAATAATAGTGTTATAGCTATTCAATCGAAAGGAGATAGATTTGCAGCTATTACATTTGGAGATGAGAAAAGTCATAAGTCCGGACAAATTCTGTATCATAATCTTGGAAACTCTATGCGCTTCTTTACTGGAGAAGATACCGCGGTTCAAACATCATCAGCTGAACGTTTACGTATTACAAATACTGGTGCTGTTGGTATAGGAACAACAAATCCTTCTGTAAAACTTGATATAGTTGGAGATTTAAAAACAAGTGGATTTATCCACGCCGGAGAAGCAAGCGGTGGTGTAGCTCTTACATTAAATGACGGATATGGTAATGCTAATGTAGCATTTAATCATGCTAGTGGTAGACCAACGAGAAACGGATCATCTGCTCGTATCGAAACTAGCGTTGATGAAACTACTGGTAGAATGATATTTGAGGTTGGAGACAATTCAATAAAAGATTCTACTCGTAATTTAACACAAGTTGTACAACTTAAGACTAACTTAGTTGATATATTTACACCTACTAATATTAATGGTAAAACAAATATTACTGGTAGACTTGGTGTTCTCGATGTAGAAAATCCAGATTTTGCATTATGTATTGGAGCTAGATCTGATGAACCTGGTCACGTAGCTATTAATGCAGATGGAGGAGCAATTAGTTTACGGCCTACGAAAAATACTACTCACGCATGGTTAATAAATGCATTCGATTCACCTGGCGGTGATTTAGCTATTACATCACGCAAACGTAATACAACAACTAATAAATATGTAGATACTCACGCATTGCGTTTTCAATCAAATGCTTCTATATCTATTCCTAATAATTTAACTATTGGTAAAACTACCAAATCTAATCAAATATTAATTCGTGATACATGGAATGCTAATGGCCCAGCAGGCGGACAAGCTCTTTTCATTAAAGATCTTGATAAACATTCAAGCTATGATCCACACGGTACTGGTGACGGTAATAATAATTATACCATATCTAAAGGTGCAGTTCCTCTTATTATTTCAGATAATAATAGTAGTACTTCAGGACCTAATTCTCATGGCATAGTATTATATAATGCTTCTGGTACTCCTGGAAGTTTCGCTCCAAGTATTTTATTCGCAAGTAGAGAAGCTGGTACTACGAATTTTAGGTCAGCCACTGCAGGAATTTATTCGAGAAGTCCTCTTAATATTGGTGGAGCTCCCGGAGCAACTGGTGAAATTAATAATAATTATAACGATGGAGAATTAATTTTTGCCACATCAGGAACATTAAGTGATGGTACAACTAATAGTCAAGGTGTAACTCAACGGATGGTGATCGATCGCACCGGTAAAGTTGGCATTGGCACATCTGAACCAAAAGAAACTCTTGATGTTGTTGGTAATGTAAGAATAGATGGACCGTATATATTTGTACAAAACGATGGATATCCACAGCTTGTTCTATCTAATGCCGATGGAAAAACTAAACGATTTGGAATTTGGAAGAGTGGATCTGCAATTGATAGAATGACACTTGGTCCTCAAAACGCAAACGGTTCAGGACTTGGAGCAATATTCATTAATCGTAATGCTACTGTTGACCTTCCGCGCGGTGGTACAGTAAACGTGGTTACACCAGCTGATAATTCTTTGGTTAATAGAATATTTGTTGAAAACCTTGTTAACCAAAGTGACGCATTCAATACATTAAAAACGTTATCTTTAAAAGCAAATGATAATAACTTAGAAGGTGGTCAAATTACATTAAATAGATCATCTGATGATACAGCTTATTGGAATATCGATGCACACGGTTCTACATCCACACCATCGCTTAGATTTTTCCATGAAAATGATGAAGGTGCTGCTACTGTATCAATGTATATCACCTCCTCTGATAAAGTCGGGATTAGAGAAGCTGATCCAGATTGGGACTTATGTATTGGAGGTAAATCAACTGATGCTGGAAGCGTGGCTATAACTGCTGGTGGTGGGGCAATAAGTTTAAGACCTACCAAAAATACTACTCACGCTTGGATGTTTAATGCATTTGATGCACCTGGTGCCAATTCTGCAATTGTAAGTCGCGAATATGTTGTTTCTACAGGAAGATATAAAGATACAAATATATTAACATTTAATAAAAACGGCCAAGTTACTTCTACAGGAGATTTTGTTAGCTCGAGAACAATTAAATCTCTTGGTGCTATTACATCGAATGGCACTCTTAGTGCATTAGGTAATATGATATTTGGTAGTACTAACCGAGAAGGCGCGTGGATTTTAGAAAGTAGACAGGGTCGCGGAAGTCGTGGAGATTATTTTGAGCTTGCTTCACGAAACGATAGGCTTACTGATTGGAATTTTGGATCTGGATTTAGACAATATAAAAGCGGTAGTGTAAATATTGGCGGTACAGGAGAAAAATCTGGATATCAGCTTTACGTAGATGGTAATATTTTACTCAAGAAAGACGCTGATATTATACAAGAAGGCAAAACAACCCCAAACAACTGGGGTGGAGGATTAACAACATTTGATGTATATTCTGACGGCGGAACACTTGGAGTAGGTAAAGATGGATCTTTAGAGTGTTATTTAAATCGTGACGGTAATGGTTTTGTTAAGAATTCTCTTGAATTGGGTTATACACCAACAAAGAATAGTCACGCTGTTCGAAAAGATTATGTTGATGCTAAGGTAGCAGGTATAACCAGTACGACAAGTACCTTTACTGGTAGAACTGCATTTTTTAGTGGTGATGGACCTAACTCTACAATTGCTACACGGACTAGTGCACAGCGAGCGTCCAATAGATCTCATGCTGGGAACAATATACCAACTGCTAGTGATACTTTTTCTCACGGCCATAGTTTTGTTTCTAAATTTACTACTAACCACGGTCATGATGGTGGAGGAATATTAATCGATGTTAGTGATTCGAATGGCGATGAACATGCTATAAGCGTATATAACGTAAATACGCATATTAATAAAGAAGTCTTTCATGTACGAGCTGCCACTGGAGACACATATTCAGCAGGTGATTTTTTCAATCGAGGAAATATTGGTACTGAAGGTAATATATCAATTGGTCAACAGGTCGCTGATTATTACTCGATCCAGCGAGGAGCCAATAATACAAATTTAAGTTTTGTACATAACTCAGCAACGGGCAATAAGATATTACTTTCTTTTTCCGAGTCAAGTGGAAATGTAAACCTAACGAGAGATGGTACAACAGATAAAAGTCTTGTTACTAAGAAATATGTTGATGATCGTAAGTTTTTGCCTATTCAATCAAAAAGTGATATTACTACTCGTCTTGATAGTGGATTCTATGAAACAATTACCGGTACAAAAGCTGAAGGATGGCCAGAAGATACTCGCAGTTGGCAGCATTTAATTACAAGTACGCATAGTAACACTGCTAATTATTACGCTTTACAAATCGCTGCTCCATTTTTCGATCAAGAAATTTATTTTCGAAATACCCATAATGATGGCAAAAAAGCATGGCAGAAATTCTGGCACACTGGAAATGATGGAGCTAATTCAGGGTTAGATGCTGATAAACTTGACGGAAATCATGCAGCGGTATTTGCTAAGATAAACACTAAAGTTTCAGTATCTACTCCAACTGCAGATAATCATGCAGCAACAAAGAAATACGTTGATGATTCTATTAGTATCTCTACTTCAAGTTCTCGTGATTTGTTTGGTAGAAGCGATTTTCCAGCATCTGGCGCAAGAGATGTAACTAGATCTCATGTTGGAAGTGTAATACCGTCTGGTACGGGTAAGCATTCACACGGCCTTGGTTTTGTTGCTAAATTTACTACTACAAGTGGCAGTGATGGCGGAGGAATATCAATTGATGTTACTGATTCGAATTTCGATGAACTTGCTATAAGTGCATATAATAAAAATCCTGGTTTAAATAGAGAAATCTTCCACGTAAGAGCTACTAACGGTGACGTATACTCAAGTGGTGATATTTACAATCTAGGAAATATTGGCACCGAAGGTAGAATACAAATTGGTAAAACCGGTGATTTTCATTATATTTCAAAGCATGCTACTGATGGACTAACAATTGGTTATACTAAGAGTACAGGTTCAATAACAGGTTTACGTATAAAAGAAAATGGAACAGTAGCTTTAGGAAAAACTGGTACTGCAAATGGTGACCTAGTTAATAAAAAATACGTTGATGATAAAGTTTCTAGTATTGAAAATGTACAAAATGAAAATACTGGAGGTTCTGCTCCTTACTATGGTTGCAGAGCTTGGGCACATTATAACGGAGTTACAAAACAACTTTTACAAAATGGTAATGTTAAGAGTGTGGGATATATCAATGTCGGACATTATAGATTTATCTTTGATGTTGCTATGAAAAATAAATATTATTCAGCGAATGTAAGTGTTAGTCAAGAATATATTTCGGGTAAAGGTCATACAGTACCATTTATTTTTAATCAACAGACTTGGGGATTTGATGCTGTTATGTATGACGAAGATAATTCTGCAGTGAAGGTTGATAAATCATATGTTAACATAACGGTGTTTGCTTAATAAATTTTAATAAATATAATACAATGGCATATTCAAGAATAATTCATACAAAAAGTGAGGTAGTAGGTGCAGTTCCTGCAGATAGTAGTATATCGTATGGTGAAATAGCTATTAACTATTCAGATGGCCATTTATATATTAAAAAAGAAGATAATACTGTTCATAAAGTAGCATCTTCGGATTTTCCTGGACAAATTAGTAATTTAGAGCGTGATGTTACTTCTCTTACTAGCACAGTAAATCTTCTTAATTTACAATTCACAGCAGCTGATGACCTTATTTTTGGTAGAGAAAATGTAAATGCTATACGCTCCAATAATTCTTTAACCTTTGGATTAGCCAATGAACTTGGAACTGCTGCATCAAATAGTCAAGCATTTGGTATAGGAAATAAAGTTAGTTCTGAAAATGGAATTGCTGTTGGTGCTTTTAATGAAGCAGCTGGAAGTAATTCTATATCAATTGGATCTAGAGTTAAAACACCTGCTGATGTTTTTGAATTAGGAAAATGGTCTTCTACAAGTTCTAGAACATCTTCTGTACGAATTGCAAGTGGGAATGTCGCAATGACATTAAACAATTCTTCTACCGCTATTAAAGATGGTGGTTCAGTGGTTGGCGAGGAACTTAACGATAAGCTTCCTCATGAGATGTATGCTATACGCCGAAATGGAGATGAAATATTGATTGATGTTAACATAGCTGGAGAGGTTAAAACATGTTCACTAGGAGATTCTAGCTCGAATCCTGGTTCATCGGTTAAAAGTATTGGAGAAACAGATCCAACTAAATTTTCTGGAGAAGTCGCGGTTAAGGCTATTCGTAAATTAACACAACAACAATATACCGACTTAGGTTCAGATCGTGATGCGGCAACTCTTTATATCGTAACATAATTTTTAATATATACAAATATGGCAACTGATAAAAAAATAACAGCATTAAACGCTTGCACATCAACAGATGTAAACAGTAGTGTAGATTCATTAGTAATTGTTAATGCAAATGAAAGTAAAAAAATTACACCAAATGCTTTAATGACAGGTCGTGTTCAAAGCACAAATGTAACTAATTTAGTCACTATTACCCAAAACAATTATGATAATTTGGTAAGCGCGAATGCTGCAGATGCTAATACGTTGTATATTATTACTATTTAATAATCTATAATTATTCACGTCGTGAGAACTTTATCATTAACTAATCTAGATAGGATCACTAAATTAGATTTCAATAGATCTTCGCATACAAATGCGGTTGGTGGTATTTTATCTGTAACAAAGTTTAAAAATATAGAGTCGTTAAAGGCTGCATATAATAATCTTGCTAAAGTACGTTATTCTATTGCCAATAATACTAAACTTGTTGAATTAGATCTCTCGAATAACGAGCTATCCACAATAGAAATAGATAACACTCTTGAAACTTTAGATACAATTGGGTTATCGAACGGTACGGTTAAACTTGGAGGTACGAATGCATTACCTACTCTCGGAAGGTATAATCCAGCGTTGAGAAATTTAGTAGATAATAAAGGGTGGAACGTAGAAATTACAGGAGGAATTGATACACAGTTTACCTCTACTCATGGTTATACTTCAACAGATGAAACAGTGCAGACACACCCAGACTGGGAAGGAAGACCTTCAGTAGTTGGCACTCCAGAACAATGGGTAATGGATGGAACAAATAATAAAATTTTCTGTGATGCTCGTTTTAAAAATATAAGAACTAGTAATCCAATTATATCTAAAGTTGGTTCATTAATTCGTTGGGAGGTAGAATTTGACTTTGGATCAAATACCCTTACACTTGATGAAACTGAACGTGAAGTACTTACGATAGCCAATACTGGATCATTTTCAGTTGGTGATACTGTTACTCAAACAAATGTCACCAACGGTACCACTCATACAATAGAAGGCCGAATTATGGAAATTAGCCCTTCTGGTGTGAAAATTAGAATTGGTCCACCCGTAGGTCAAAGCGATATCACTCGTACTCCTTCAATCAATGCCGACGATTTGGATGGCTCACCGAATAAGACTAATTTTAAAGTTACAGATACTAATAACGGAATAAGTAATGTCACTATAGGAAGTGAATCTTTTGAAGTTAATATTGTTCAAGATAATAAAACTGCAGAAAGAACTGCTATGTTTTCTTTTGTTGATATGCCAGTATATCCTGCTAGCAATGAAGGCGTATTAACTCATCCCAATATGTCAATCATTGTCAAGTTTGTAGCAAATGCTACTCATGGTGATCAAGTAACAGCTTTCTTTCGAAAAACTGGTTTTACTAACGGTGTAGCAAATAGTGTCGCTATAGGAAATATGGATCTTTCAAGTGTTGAAGGTAAGCGACTTCGAGTTGCTGCAGATATCGATGTAAAAGAAACTGCCGCCACAACTACAATAGCATGTTTATTTCAAAATCTTACAGATAATATAACAAAAAGTACGACTGTTAATCTCGATAAAGGAACAACCGCTGAAAGCGTATTTTATAACTCTTTAGCTGGTAATGCAACAACTGGTTTTAAACTAAGCTTACAAGCAGGAGCAATAGAGGATACAAACGTTGGTATAATGAACGTTCATAAAGCCTTAGCGAAAGTTATATGGCCGAATAGGCCATCATATAATATTAATATAGATTGGGATTTTACTAATGTACCTGTTACTGCATACGATCCAGAAGGTAATGAAAATGATAGACCACGAGTCAAGATTTTCAGAAAAGATTTAGAGTATATAGAATATCTTAATGCGGGTGGTATATATCTTGATCCAGTTACAGGCGTAACATCAGAACCACCATGGGGAGATAGAAGTGCAGGTTCAAACACTATTGTTATTCCACGAACAGATTCATCTGGACAAGAAAAAGACGCTGTGGTATGTCTATTTATTAATGATAGTATGGATGTAACGTTCGAACCTGATATAACACAATGGAAGAGACTAGGAACACAGAGCGGAGAGTCAAAGTATCAACTTACACTTTCGCATAAAGATATAAACGGAAATCCAGATACACCAGGATATATCCATCCAACTAGTAATGTTTTTAAACCGTTTCCTCATGATGTTAGCATAACAGTAACGCCACCTGCATCATCACCATAAAAAATAATATGATTTTATATACCGCAGTCGACGCAAAACTTGGCACAACTGATATATCAGAAATTCGTTTAGGAACTGGTTTGGTATGGACTAGTGAAATAGCTGGTGAAGAAGGAATATGGGAATTTCCTGATCCTTCAACTAATGATCAAATTGTTTTAACAACTACATTTGCCGGAACTTCGAGTATTCATTGGGGAGATGGATCTTCTGAGGAGTTAACTTCAGATACTCAGGTTGGACATGCTTATGGTTATGATGCTAATAATTTTACAAATCTAACATTTACCGGATCTGCTACTTCAACCGCCAAAATAAATCACTCAAGTGCTGGTTTGCTTACTGGTAATAATGTGTTTAATATATACCAAGCGAATGCAAGTGGAGCAGCTAATACTGATGACGCCTATGGATCGTATTCAGATCCGGCCTATATAGATAGCGGTGGAATAAGTTTTGTGGTTAATCCTCAAGCAGAAAAAATTGAAATTGAAGTTATTGGTAGAAATGATATTTACGGTGTTGGTTATGATACTCTTGGAATTGACGTAAACGGAAGTCAAATAGCCTTTTTCCAGAGTACAGCTGATGTATCGTATACAACACCAAGTGTAAATGGTACTGGAAAATATATCCCAGCCTTGGATGGAGTTAATGAAGTAAATCAAACTGTTACTCACACATTTACAGCGAATAGTCCTAATGGTCATACAATTCAAATTAGTGGAGAATCCGGAAAAATCGCAAATAATAACGTAGGATACGACGTGAAAATCACAGTTACCCTTTAAGACTATAAAGTTATAAATAGATAATATGGCGACTTATTCAAATTTATATATCGATCAAGGATCAGACTTTAACTTTACCGTCGATCTTACACCTACTGTTGGGTCGACTGATTTATCTAACTATACACATAAAGGACAATTGCGTAAAACTTATACTTCTACAAATGCAGTTGATTTTACTATTTCCATAAATAATACCAATAAAGAATTAACAGGTTCTTTAACTGCTGCACAAACTGGAGCGCTTAAAGCTGGAAGATATGTTTACGATATTGAAATACGTTCAGGAGATGCCACTCCAATTGTAACACGAGTTGTCGAAGGTCAAGTTGATATTACACCTCGAGTAACCGTTGGATAATATATAAATAAAAGAAAAAGAAATTACAATGGCTAAAATTTACATAGGAAACACAATAATATCTGACGATAACACGGTAAAAGACCAAATAATTGGCGCTGCACCTGAGTTATTAAACACACTCGATGAATTAGCTGCAGCTCTTGGAGATGATGAAAATTATGCTACTTCAACTGCAACATCACTTAGCAATAGGTTAAGGATTGATACTGACGCTCAAGCATTAGATGCTACACAACTAGTGAATGCTAAGACAAATTTAGGATTAGAAAATGTAGCAAACGAGTCGAAGGCGACAATGTTCACAGACCCAACATTTACTGGTACTGTAAGTGGATTAGTAGGCGATGGAAGTGGATTAACAACTTTAAATGCAACAAATATTTCGAGCGGTACACTTAATAAAGATAGATTGCCTTTAGCTACAGATATTACAAGTATTGGAACATTATCAGACTTAACAGTTACCGGTAATGTAACTGGAACAGCAAATCCAACATTAGCTGGTCATTTAGTAAATAAGATATATGCTGAAACAAATTTTCAATCGAAAGATGGAACCACTGGGGATGTTGCAATATCGGGTGACTTAGCAGTTGATACTGATACATTAAAAGTTGATTCAACTAACGATCGAGTTGGTGTAAACAAAGTGCCCGAGCGTACTTTCGATATGGATGGTAACTTTAGATTATTCATATCTCCAGAAAATCGTGTTGACGGAATAGTGCCAGCTTTAATTAAAAGTACAAATAAGACTGGTACAAATTTAAGAGTCGAAGGTCCAATTACTGTAACGCACGATCTATTTAAAAATAGCGGTGTGAATAATGGATTTGGAGATAACTCAAATCACTTTCATGATATTACTAAAATCAATAGAATTTCACAACAAGGTACAGGCTCAGTTAAAAATATTGAAAGGGTTCAAGAACAATATTATGCTGTTGAATCTAATGTATTAAGAGGTTCGAACGCCGCATTCTGGAATTTTGGTCGAGTTTCTCGTTCAATAGATAATACAACAGTCAGTTTGTCGGATTTATCTGGTTGGAATGTTCAAAATATTCAAGACAGCACTAATAGGTCTAACGCAGGACAAGTTCCATTTACACAATCAGAAACTACTACATTTACATTTAATACAACTAATCCATTTACAATCAATGATATATTACAATTAACAATTGATATTGATTTCGAAGGACCGCTTGTAGCTGCTACACATTTTGCAAAAGTAACTGCGGTTAATGGACTATCAGCAACTGTAGTTCTTTATAATGGTAGTTATAAATCAACCAATGAAGTTGATCTATCAACTAGTGCTTCACCAACACCAGGAAATGCAGATCCACAAACAGCAATTACAACCGGCTTTAGTGTTACTGAAATTGATACTAGCACTAATATATTACCAAGCAATGGTGGATTTAGCGCAGGTGATGCTTTCCAAAGGAGTTTTAGAAGTTTATTAGGTAGTCACGGAGCAAGAACTGGTCGAAGAGTATTTAAATTTAACCGAAATAGTGTCTCAGATGGTTTAGCAGTAAATGACGTTTTAACAATTATTACAACTGGTGAATCTGAAAATGGTAAATCTTATAAAGAAGCAGAAGTTGCAACTGTAATAAGCGTAAGCTCATCTCAAGTGTATGCATCTTATGGAAGATTATTTGATAACGATCCAGATTTGCCACTTACATATAATCGAAATAAGATACTAGCAATTTTAAAAGGCTCATTAGACGGACTTCACAGAATAACTACTGGTGATACATTAATGAATTTTAATGCTGATAATGCTGGTAGATATAAAAGTTTTCAAATTGGTCCAGGCAATGAAGTTGATGGTAATTGTATAGCAATTGGTAAAAACGTATACAATAACGTTGATAAAAGTATTCGTATAGGATATGACCCTGATAGCGGATCTGGTGATGCTACTAATCATCTTTTGATTACGCCAACATATACAGAAACATTAAAGCCATTATCTACCACTGGCATTCAAGCAGCAAGGATAAGTGGACAACAAACCGCTTTTATTAATCTTACTTACGATGCAGGAATTCATACATTTAGAGATTTTGATGACGATCCAAATGATATGATGGTTATTAGAAAAGCGGCATCTACTACTGGTGGAATGTATATGCCTGAGGCAGTTGTTGGTATTAATACTAATTCTCCAGATGCTGCTTTGCATATTGTCGGTCAAGGTGCTAGAACAGATAATGTAGTACTTAAAGCGATAGGTTCGGGTTTATTTAGTTCAAAGAATGATCTTGCTCTCCACTTAAAAGTAGATACTGATAATAGTACTGCCGGCGAAGGTTATTCAGGTGCTAATGGTTCTATAATACTAAAACTACAACAAGACCATACATCAAATAGCGGTACTAATGTAGAACGAATGAATGTAGGATTTATTGGTGCCAGTGGCGGTGGAAGATATACAAATTCTACAGCTAATGCAGCTTTTATAGAAGTCGAAAATAATAAACCCTTTGAAATTTCAACTGGTGGTCAAAAATCGTTATCAATAAGTTCATCTGGAAATATTACAACAGGAGGAAATCTAACTGTTCCAGGTTCCCTAAATACAGGTAATATCACAACGGTTGGTAATACATCAATAACTGCTAATTTAACTGTAGATAAGTCTATACGACCAGGAGTATTTGCAGATGCAACTGCAAGAGATGCTGCTATCCCTTCACCACAAGCTGGTATGATGGTTTTCGTAACATCTGGTACTAAATTCCAAGGTTATACCGGTGCAGCTTGGGTTGATCTTAATTAAGCACACCTAGTCTAATCATCACTGAATGATTAGTTCGTAATGTATAAATAGAACCATGGCTAAACCTAATTCAAGACAATCATTAATAGATTATTCACTTCGTGCTTTAGGTGCTCCAGTAATTGAAATAAATGTTGATGAAAATCAATTAGAAGATCGCGTTGACGAAGCTTTACAGTTTTATCAAGAATATCATTCTGATTCGATAGTACGGAATTACCGTAAACATAAAGTTACAGCAACTGATGTAACAAATGGTTATGTCGAGGTACCTGATTCGATGATATTTGTAAATAGCATATTTCCAATTGCTGCGAGTTCATCACAAGCTGGAATGTTTTCAGTTGAGTATCAAATGCATTTAAACGATCTTTATAACTTACGTCATCCAGGTGTTTTAATCGATTATGAAATGACAAAGCAATATATGGCTTTAATTGATCTTAAAATCAATGGCATGAGTCAGAGAAGTACATTCTCTCGTCATCAAAATCGAGTTTATATTGAAGGAGACGATTTGATAGAAGGAATATACATTATTGTTGAAGGTCATGAGATTTTAGATCCAGATACGTTTACAGATGTGTACAACGATATGCTTTTAAAGAAATATCTTACAGCTTTGATTAAACGACAATGGGGAGTAAATCTTATTAAGTTTGAAGGAATGCAACTTCCAGGTGGAGTCACACTGAATGGTCGTCAAATCTACGATGACGCGATTCAAGATATTGAAAAGATCGAAGAGACTATGCAACTAACTTATGAAAAACCCATCGACCTATTCATGGGATAATGTATTATGCCAAGAAACGTTTATTTTTCTCATGGTACTCAAGGCGAGCAACATCTCTATGAAGATATAATTATAGAGAGTCTTCGTATATATGGACATGAGTGCTATTATATACCAAGAACTATCGTCAATGAAAGCTCTGTTTTTAATGAAGAAGAGTTAAGTAAGTTTGGAGAAGCATACATGATTGAAATGTATGTCGATGCGGTTGATGGTTATGAAGGTGATGGCAATCTTTTAAGTAAGTTTGGATTAGAAGTAAGAAACCAAATTAGTTTTGTTCTATCGCGTAAACGTTGGGATAATTTAATTGGTAGATTCGGTAATGCTCCTAATGAATTAATTAGGCCAAATGAAGGAGATTTAATTTATCTACCCCTTGTTAAAGGATTATTTGAAATTCGATACGTTGATGGAGATACACCATTCTATCAACTACAAAATATGCCGACGTATAA